GAAGCTGCTCCATTTTTATAATAAGAATAATATTGATACCCAAAACGGATTATCATCATCGAACCATAGATTTCTGAACGACTTCTAGAATAATATTCTGGGGATCCTCCATTACAAGTTGTTTTCATGTAACAGGGACTTTTGGTTGATGAGTGAAAAGCACTAATTTCAAAATAGTGCGTCGAATCAATATAAGCCCGAAGAAGCAATCTATAGGCGTGATCCGTTGATTCTCCATCTGGTAGCTCAAAATCAATCTTGATTACAAAATCGGTGGATATAGTGAACTTTAATTGCATTACACCAGAACCGGTAATATCACAATAATTATCACCTATAACAGCGGCATTTCCAGAAAAATTTTCCCACCGTAACGGATGCAATGCGCTGCCGTTCGGGAGAGAAAAGTCATCATCATAAATATTTGACATAAGCAACCTACGAAATATACTGGAAATAAACGGAACCGTCCGGTGCTGAACTAAAATTCGTTCCGGCAGTTCCGGTAGTTCCAAAATAAATCATAACAACATATCCTGATGTCCCATCGCTGTAGTCTCCAGTTATCTTCAGAGAACCTATTGTTCCGGCGGTTCCGGAAAAACCTCCGCCTTCAGGCGAACTCCCGCTTGTGCCCGAAGTCCCTGAAGTGCCGGAAGTTCCAGCCTGGCCGTCAATTCCGGAAGTCCCGCTCGTGCCTGAAGTCCCGCTGGTCCCTGAAGTGCCAGATTGACCATCCACCCCTGAAGTGCCGCTGGTTCCAGAAGTGCCGGAAGTCCCATGCGTCCCATCTGTTCCAGATGTTCCCGATGTTCCGCTTGTTCCGGAAGTTCCCGTTTGACCATCTGTCCCAGAAGTTCCGGAAGTCCCGCTTGTCCCCGATGAACCATTGATTCCGTCAACTCCTGAAGTCCCTGAAGTTCCGCTCGTGCCTGATGTTCCCGAAGTCCCAGGCTGGCCGTCAATTCCGGATGTCCCTGATGTGCCGGATGAGCCATTGACTCCTGAAGTCCCTGAAGTCCCTGAAGACCCTGAAGTCCCAGAAGACCCTGAAGTCCCAGAAGACCCTTGAATACCGTCTTCCCCAGAAGTTCCGCTGGTCCCCGAAGTTCCGCTGGTTCCTGACGCTCCGGAAGTCCCAGAGGTTCCGCTGCTGCCACTTGTCCCAGATGTTCCGCTGCTTCCTGAAGTTCCAGACGTTCCTGAAGTTCCGGCAAGACCGCCCGCGCCCATTGTGAAGTTTACCACAATGTTCTTTTCAGCAAAACTGACAATGAAATCCTGTTCTATTTTATTTTGGTTCATATCATCGTTCCGGCTGTTCCAGGTGTCCTCGTCACATCATACTCTATTTCCATTTTCCCGCGCATTATCGTATAGGTATCGTTCTGGTCTCTTGTCACCTGAATATCATAAACATATTCTCCAGGCTCAAGATTGACAGTATCCACAGGATAAAGAACGATTTGCGCCCTCCCGCACGTTCCGCCCGTAGTATCCGGAAATGTCGTGATGGTTTTCTGAACTGAAGCGGCTGAATCAAGAAGGCCGTAATGCTTTTTTATGGTAAACTTTACAACCCAATTCTTGATGTTGAACGGGTTCCCGTTGGAATCTTTAAAGCAGAGATTATAGACCTGCGTATCCCCGCGCACCATCGAGAGATTTTTATAGGCCATCCCGACCTCCCTTTAAATGATATGCAAAAACGCTTCTACGCTTGCGCCGACGGTAGCAGAAGTCCCCACGTTGAGTCCAAACTTCATAAATGGAACAGGAGCAATATCCAGTTCGGCCACTTCATATCCGACGTTGAATGTTCCGAAAGTCCCCATGTTGGCATAATCCCCGCCGTAATAGGGTGCTCCGGAAACAGACATGACAACCTCTCCGGCAGTTCCGTTGCCTGGAATCGGAGCGACTTTGACGTAAACTGAATACCTTCCTTCCGCCGTGTAATCACGCACATCTATGGGATTGGAATCACAACTGGTTCCTGCGTTAAAATTATTTTTAAAAATAGGGATTGTTTTAAGAGCCATTGTTCTTCTCCTGGGTCGAACGGAAAGAGGGGAGGCGGGTCTTCACTCCCCCCTTTTGATTTTATTACGCCACTGTTCCGGCTGTCGCCGCATAACCCGCAGTTCCGGCCAGACCCGTATAGGACGCGGTTCCTGCATAACTGGCAGTGGTAGCCTTGGACGCGGTTCCTGCGTAACCGGCAGAGGTTGCGTAGGCAGCGGTATCGGACACAATGTCAGCTCTTCCGCTTTTCACATCCTCAATGAATTTTTTCAGTCTCACGATTGCCATAACTCTTCTCCTTTTAGCTTCCGAACTTTACCGGACGCATTCTGGCCCGCTGAAGATAAATCTTCCTCATCTGCTCGCTGTAAGCGTCCGGCAAAGGGCCGAAGTTTTTGGTAAACCTTGCTTCGTAATAAACAGCAAGGTCTTTGTTAAAAGTGTCAGAATCAGGTTTCATAAACGCCAAATGAGCCGCCCAATCACAGATGTTGATGTGGTATTTTTCGTCAATCTCCGGCGAAGTTTCCAGAGTAAAGGAGGTCAACGGAAGACGCGCAACAACAAGATAGGCGGTGTCATCGACCGGCGGTGCTTTTACAAACGTAATAGAACCTGTTTCGGTGAAAAAACGCACAGGATAGCCCCCCGTGCCTTCTGTGCCGACTGTCCCCGAAGAACCCATCCAATCCGGTATTTCGTCATCGAGATACGGGAGGTGAATCGGGCTTTCCTTGATTTCATAAGGATACGACGCCAACTGGCATCGTTTGATTTGGAGAATCTTCGGGGATATTGCATAGGTCGCTACGCCTGCCGTAAGCCGGATAACGCACACCGGCAACGGTGTAGGAGAACTATTATCAGCTACGGTCGTGGCATCGATAATCAAATAACTTCGTCTGCACGCCTCTTTTTCAGCGTTTACCAGAAACCTCAATAATTCCTGGTCTGACCACAGATAAGGGATTTCCACATCGTCCAACATGGACTCCCTCATGTATGCAATCAATTCGGCCCCAGTCAATTTAGTTTCTCCTTCTTTTCTGTTGCGGCTTCCTCGTCATACGAAACGTTTTCCTTAATCAACTGGTAGGTGATTTTCGGAACGTCCCTATAGTAAGTCTTGCCGCTGGGGTCTTTGAGCATTTCCGTTTTTACGCAAGTGTCAAGCATCAGCCTGACAGGGCGCGGAATATCAACCTCAACTCCAGGCTTGGCCAGAAAAGCGTAACCGTTCAGCGAGATAAAAACCCCGCTCGACGGAAGACCTTCGCTCTGGTTGATGATGATTCTGTCGCGGATATGACCAACGGGATTTACAAATTTTTCTGGTGTTTTGCTTTCTTTCATATTTTCCCCTCTTTTTTTTAAAATGGACAGGGGACTGGGAGGAGGCGCGAGCAACCCAGCCCCCTATCCGCGCTACCCTTCATAGGGCATGTTGAACAGATTTACGAACGAACACGTTCCCATCGTTCCTGCACCGCCGACGTTGAAGGTCACTCCCGAATCGGCAAGACCCTGCAACGTCAAATAGCCCAAAGCAACCGCACCTTCGGGCAGGTCGGGAAGTGCGCACGCAGCGGCGGCCAGCGTCGCATTGGCGTAATCCCCTTTGTCCACAATATTGCCAGGACCGGCAACATCAACAACGGCGTTTTCGTCGGCAAAGACGAGAAATTTGGTCACGCAGTTGGTTCCCATCGTTCCCTTGCCAATCTGCGCTCCGCTGTAATTTCCCGTCCCAAGATTGATGTTGTTCGTGGCCGGTATCGTGACAGCCTGTCCGTTGATGCAGGCAATGACGGCGTCCTGCGTGCAGATTCCGGTAGCGGCGGTTCCGAGGTTGGCCCCGTTCGCGGACACAGTCCCGCCGGTTCCGCAAAGCACTCTGTTGACGCTTCCCATAATTGCACGCTTCAGGACTTCGCTTTTCAGCGCACTGACTTTCATTGCCGAATTATCAACACTGATTTTCGGGTCATCAAATTTTCTGTAAGCCATAATACTACTCCTGTTGTAAGTTGTGTTGTCCTGGTCTTCAGATTCCGTGTCATACTCGCCAGGATGTTCAGTATGACAGTATTAATAACTGGCGAACCAACTCTTATCCGTCAATTATCTTCATTATTCGGTCGCGCAACATTCATATACCGCCATCCATGCGTCGTTCAGGATGACAGTTCCCTGCATGGTTTTCCAACCAACAGAGCCACGCTGACCGAGTTCATCTCCGCCTCTCGGCACATTCGGATTCAGCACCATCGGCGTAATCGCGAATTTTCCCTTGAGGGCCACGATGCCGTATGCGTCCTGACCGAAGAAAATCACCGGATACACGTCAGCCAGACCTCCGGTGTTAATCATCGAGGACGTTGCCGCTCCAGCGCCAGGATAAGACGTGAAAATCGTTGACTTCAGATACCTGACTTCTTCGCAAGCACCGATTTCGGTTTCATACGGACTCAACTTGCCGTAGTCGGCAACGTTGATGAAACCGTCCATTTCCCTGATGTCGGAAGTCAGGTCAACGTGCGTCACAGCGATAAACGCCGGAAGGACGTTCTCGGTGTTGAAAGACGGAGTGGAACGGACGATGGTCGTAATCGGCCTCGCTTCCTGCCGTTCCAGAGCGCGAACGACTTTCCGCTGGTCGGCTCTCGTAATGGTCGTTGCGACCAAATTACGGGAAGCCACCTGATTCGCGTAAAATCTGTTCGTGCAGGCTTTCAGAGTGTTGTAACGCAATGTTTCGACTGTCTTGGCCGCCTGTTCAGCAACGGAGTTGATGGCAACCTGCAGGACAGGGTCTTCATGGGTGTCGGCGATGACATCGGTGATTTCGACCAGACTTCCATACTGGGCCAGGGTCAACGTCACGTCTTCAGCGGTCAGTTTGTCGGACTCTGGAGTAACGCCTTCGGCCAGAGGCGATGTCCTCACAGCGAGAGCGTTGTATCTGCGCCATTTCATCGACATCGTTTTGTTGCTCGGCAACGGCTGTGCCTGACCGAATTTCTCCAGGCACATGTAAGGCATTGCATTTTTCAAAAAACCAACAACTGCATAGGCCGCGGTTCGCGGTGAAATATCTCCGTAAGTTGTAACAGCCATAATCTTACTCCTTTAATTTTTGCAACGCTTCATCAAAGGCATCCTCGAAGGTTTCAGCCGCACTCTTTAATGCACCCACGGCCCCCCGTTTGGCCGGAGGAGGCATCATGGCTGCTTTTCTGTCGGCCTTTGCCTTGTCGAAGGACACGACTTTGTTTTGCGTTATTCCGTTTTCGTCCTTAAAATCACTTATAAGGGCGATTACATCTTCCGCGGTTCCGCTTTTGTAAACTTCAAGAAGCGCAGGTTGAAGATACTTCGGCTTGGATTTAATCCAATTCAGAAGGCTCCCGTCATCCCGATATACCGTGTAGTCGGGATGAGATTTTTCAATCGCTTCAAAGTGCGCTCTGGCCGCGGCTTCAGCCTTTTCGACTTTTGTCTCTTCAATAAACTCGCTCGCAGGTTTCAACTGGGTCTGTATTTTGTCCTCAAAAGATTTGAGGACTTCCAAAATATCCGACTTCAGTTTTTTCATTTCCGCACTGCGTTTGAGTCCTTCCATTTTTGATATGACATCGTAATCAGACTCATACTCCATCAACTGCTCTTTTTGTTCGTCAGTCAGGTTGAGTTCACTGATGATGTCAGCAAAGGACTTTACTTCCGGTTCAATTTTTTCTTCTTTTTTGGGAGGTTCATTTTGGGCTTCGGTTTTTTTCAGGGCTTCAATCTCTTTGAGCAGTTTTTCTCTTTCCTTGCTCCATTCTTCCTTGTCGTGACGATAAATGCCCTGTAAGGATTTCCACCTCTGCTCAAAAGTCTGCTCTTCGTTTGCCCCCTTCGGTTCTTCTTTGGGTTCCTCTTTGGGTTCCTCTTTGGGTTCCTCTTTGGGTTCTCCGGACACAGCAGGGGCTTCCAAAATATCCTCCTGCTCCTTCTGTTTCTTCAGCGTTTCAGAATTTTCAGCTTCTTTGGGCTGAATCCCTGTGGCCTCATCAAACGCCTTGTCAAAAACTTCGATGTCCTGATTGTCTTTTTCTTCCATTTTTCCCTCCAAAATAAAAAGGCCACGCTTTGGATGATTAGTCCAATCGCGGCCTTTGATTTCGTGTAACGCCTGAAATTTAAGCCTTGCTCAATTTATTTTGAAATATCCTTAAAATCCCCTTTAACGCTTTACATATTTCAATAGACTCTTTTTCAGTAAACACGATAACGTTCAAGGCATTACTGCCATTTTGAGCTTTTAATAGCATATCAATTATCTCTTTGTCAATAGGTTTATTTTCCATTCAGAATGTATCTTCTCAACTCTTTTAAGGTCGCAAGTTGGCCCTGATTGAATCGAATTAATTCAGGGTCTGCCGTGTCATTCTCTTCTCTGATGTTCGCAATCATAAACTCTATGAGCTTCACCAATGCTGACATTCCAAATGTGTTCTTGTTTTCGTAAATATCTCTAATCAGCAGGTATTTTTCCTTGAGTCTTTCCTCGGCTTGCATGGCTTGCCCCTTTCATGATTCTTTCCATTGCGTCCGCTTTGAGCTTCGCTATTCTGGCCTGTTTCTCTTCGTCGTCTCCCGCGGCGGCAATGTTTGCGTTGATGTTTCTTTCTTTGGCTTTCGTCAGATTGACCATTGCCTGGGCATTATCTTTGGCGATTTCGGCTTTTATGGCCTCAATCTGCAACTGGCTGATAATGGTGTTCTGGCGGGCCTCTCTGATTTTTTGCGCTTCCTCTTCGGAGCGAAGACTGATTGAAATATCATTTGCATCCAGTCTCTTTTCGAGGATGTCCCTTCTGTCAATGTAATCCCAATCATCTTCTGAAAGTGTCGCAACAAGCTGGTTTAACGCCTGCATTCTGATTTCTTTCATCACGAGAGACCCGACACCTTTCGCCTTGATGTTGTAATCCCCCTT